ATTGGTTAAATTCAAAATCACCATGCCTACTGCTAGCACTGTTTCACTCGAAAGATTAGGTGCGATCGATTTGCGTGACATTGGTGGTAATCGCAACCTGTCCCATTATCAAGGTTTTGCTGACATAACAGGCAACGACGATCAGTTTCTTGTTTGCAGCTACAGGTCGAATTCGTATTCACCAAGTCATACGATCGTTGTAGATAACCCAATCAAAGACGCCTAATTTTACTTCATAGACAAACCAATGACTATCAGCAACATTGAAGAACTTAGAACAGAACGAAATGCACGCCTAGCGGCGTCTGATTTCACGATGCTGCCAGATTTTACCGATCAAACTGGTAGGGGCGAAGTCGAATGTTTGAAGGTTTACCGACAGGAGCTTAGAGACCTTACCGAGTCCTACGAAGCAGGAAGTGAGGTCACTTGGCCTGTTAAACCCATTTCTCTCCAATAACTATGTCTTTTACATCTAGAGTTGAATTTCTAGGTCATCCGGGCGTGGCGCGTCAGCTTGCTGCTGGCGCTGCCTCGGCTAACACCGCTTTGACCGCTGGCATCTACCGTATTTCTATGCGGGCTGTAGGTGCCGACATCCGCTTTGCTATCGGGCAAGGCGCACAAACTGCTGCCGCTACCTCCTCTTTTATTGCTGATGGTGAGCGGCTTGACTTTGCCGTTACTAACGGCGCAAACATTGCTGTTCTTCGAGACGCATCTACTGATGGAGTTCTGGAACTTACCGAGCTTGGCTGATGCGATTAGGAACTACATCACTTTCGGTCACTACAGCAGGTAGACCAAGGCAAAAAGCTGCCGGTGGTGGTGGAGATGGCTCTGTTGTGTTTGATCTTACTGGCGGTTCACTACCCGCTGGTATGTATCAATACACTGGTTCTAATGCTCAACCAACCCTTACATGGGATAGCACTGGTGCAAAATTTACTGGTGATGCTGGAAGCGGGCAGTATCCACTAAGACTGCCCCTAGCATTCACTGGTGATTACTTATTCCAATTATCTACTAGAATTGATCAGGATCCAGGGGGTACTAACTGGTGTTCTGATGCCAGTGTCGCAGTATTTAACTCTACTTACACCTCTACCTCTGGTTGGAATTGGAAATGGAATACTCAATCTGGTCGAATTTCTGCACAAAATAACTGCTCTCAACCATACTTGTACGGTGAAAACGCACAACAAGGTATGAGTACGCCAAATAGTGTTTTACAACCTCCTTATGTTTCTGATGGAACTTGGGTCACGATGCACTTTTATCACGAACCTAGCCTATCAAGAACACGTTACAAAGTTACAGTTGGTGATAAAGACTGGGAAGCTACAGGAACACAATTAGGTACATCACCAAATGGTGGTGTCCTACAAATTGCCAATAGCTTTTCTGGTACTTATTACGTTGGTATTAGTGGCGACGATGATTCCAATTCAATGTATGCCAACGCCTTCAGATACAAACCACTTTAATTACTATCATGATCACCCTTATCCGTCCAATCCTTTTTTCTTTTATTCAATCTGAGAAAGTAAAACTACTTATTGTAGATCTTCTCACTAAACTGGCTGAATCAACTGATAATGAAGTTGACGATAAAGCAGTTGAATTTATCCGCAACGGTTTGTTTCCAGCTAAGCCACTTGACTGATGGAATGGGCAGACCCGCCCGTCTTGCCCGTCTGGGACCTCCCTGAAGCGCCGTTACTGCCTACACCGATACTGGAGCTACCAAGCGCCGAAATGCCCTCGTATAAGCCGCTTGTAGTACCTCCTAACACTCTTAGGCCACCTCCTGGGGTCAGAGGAATCGAGGCAAAGGACGAGGCACCACAGGATAAACAAACAAACACAAAAACTACACCTAAGAAAGCTGCACCTGCTAAGCCAGATGTAAAGCTTCCTGATAACATTCCACCTGAAGCACAGATTGTTAGTATTCCGTTTACGGACATCGAAGTACCGATGCCAACAACAACAATCATGACCACGGCTGCAACTACATCGGTCATTTCGGTGGGAGCCACCCTTGCTGCTACGTCACTTTTTAAATACTTGGTGATGGTAATGAAACCCATCCTTAAACAAGCATGGAACAAATTGACAACAAAGAAAAACCAAAATCCTTCTTAGCAAAAGTCAAAGAAAATACAGAGGATGAAATACAAATTCTCGGTACTTTTGTGCGACTTGGTGTCGTCATATGGAGTGGCTTTATTATTACCCTTAATTATGTTGACCTACCAATGATCAAAAAAGGTCAAAGTGGTGGGGATATAACTTTTGTCGCCAGCGTCTTCACGGGCGCTTTAGCGACGTTCGGTTTGACGACATCTAATACCAAGACTGCTAACCAAAAACCTGACCCTAAAAAGAAAGACGAATGAAACGCTTTATTTTGCTTCTAATTTTGGCTAGCGCTACACCAGCTGCAGCCAATCAAATCACCCCTAACTTCACACAGGGGTCAATGAATTCCACTACTACAACCACTGTAGAAATTGATCGTACGATCGAGACTGAGATCTATGGTGGTGCCTATTCATCATGGTCTGGTCACAATGTAACCCCAAGTTCGCATATCAACGATTCTGCGACTACTTATTCCGTAACCACCGCAGGAGAGAACTTCCAGTTAGAACTGACGACAAGAGCAGCAGGGGTGATCGAAGATACAACCATCACAGAAACTATCGATCAAGTCTCTACCGTTACATCCTTGTCAGTCTTCTCGCAGTAACACCTGCTGTAGCAAACGAAGACCCAACAGTAAATAATACGTCTAACCCGGTGGCCGCTGCGACGGGCAATGTTACTAATCAGGCGGTGCAATTTCAAAACAATGGTGCACCGTCTCGTCAGTATTTTGGACCTAATAGTTCCTGTAACGGAACAACTATGCAGGTATCTCCTTTTTATATGGGCAGTGACACTATTCCAACTGATAGTACGTACACTCGTACAGGTAACTGGGGAATGCAACTTAATTTTTCAGTACCTTTAGATGGTGGTATGGTTGAGTTGTGCAAAAGTATTGCTAGAAAACATAATCAAAAACTAAGGCTTGATTATGAGATTGTGCGTGCTCTCAAATGTGCTGAGCTACAGCAAAAAGGTTTTACCTTTAGACCTGGAACACGTGTCGAAAGTCTCTGTCACGATATTGTCCCTATTGTCTCTTTAAATGATTGAAGCGCTCGTCACTGTTGTCATAGCTTCTATTACAGCAGGAGCTGCTTTGAACAACAGACTACACAAAAGAATAAACAACGTACATGATCGCATCAGCGGTTTAGATCGTCGTATTGATGCCATCGAACTAGGTGTAGCTACAGACTATGTCTCTAAGGCGGACCTAGGAACAATGGTTAAACGTATGGAAGATCATATGGTACGTATTGAAAACAAATTAGACCAAATAGTACTAAGAAACAACTAATTATGTCCCACCAACTTGTAGATCTCTTTATCGACAAAGTAATAGGTGACTACGACACACTCGAAGCTGCAGAAAAAGCTTTGAGCCGTCTTTATTCCGAATCTGGTCGCTACGAGATCAAATCACCCAAGGTACGTAAACCACGGGCAAAGAAAGCTGATGTCAAAGAAAGCAACTGAAGACCAGTTTAATGAGCTTCATAATTTAGTTACCAATGAATTTTTAAAGCGTATTAAAGCTGGAGAAGCCACCGCACAAGACCTAAAGGCTGCGTGTGATTGGCTCCACAAAAACGATATATCCGGTGTTGCCTATGACGGTAACCCGTTGGACAAACTATCTACCATTCTACCCAAAGTAGATCCTGAAATGGTACAAACTCGTCTGTATGGCAAAAGGTAGAACACAACGTTATTACGACGCTAACCCTGCGGCAAATCGCAGGCGTTTAAAGCAACAATCCAAGTATCAAAAGACTGCTAATGGCAGGCGTCTTAAAATAAATGCCAACAAAGCAAATCGAAAATTAGGCACTTACGGAAATGGTGACAATAAAGATGCAGCGCACACCTCTAAAGGTATACGTATCGCATCTAAAAAAGCCAATCGCAGTAAGAAAGGAATCCACGCCTAATGACCCCATTGCTTCCAACTCCTGATCATTATCTATACAACCTAATAGCCATGTCGTCCTCTGAAGCCAAGCGCCTTTGGAGGCGCAGTATCAAAGAACATTTTGATTGTACATGTGTCTATTGCGGAGGAACTTATGAACTTAACGAATTATCTCTTGATCATGTGCATCCTCGTTGCCACGGAGGTGGCGACTACAGGAATGTCATGCCAGCTTGTGTCAAATGTAATCAGGAAAAAGGAAGTCAACATTACTTAGATTTTATGAGATCAACGTTTGGTGTTAATCGCCTACGTGAATATGTACTAGCAACTCATACCCAATAGTTGCACTTAGCCAACTTTATATCGCCGTCCGCAAGGGCGGCTTTTTTTATGTCACTCTCAGAGTGGCTTCAGTCTGCTAATCAATACGCAAAAAAAGGTTATTCTAAAAGTCAGGTTATTGAACAACTTGGTAAACCTCCTGGTCGAATCACTTCTAATGGAAACGGTGG